CACGGTCAGGGCCGACACCTTCGGGTGCGCGAGGAAGTAGCGGTCGCCGATCACGGGTGCCGCCCCGCCGACCGGCTCGTCTGTGACGCTGCCGCCGGCATCGGTGACATGGCTGCCATAGAGTGCGAGCGACAGGTTCTCCTTGGTGAACTCCTCGATGGTGAGCGCGACCGTGGCGGATTTCTGCTTGACCAGGCGCAGGTCGACCGCGCGCTGGCCGGTCTGGCTCTCGTAGTGCTCGATGACGTCGGTCTTGAGCGAGAGCGACAGATCGGCGACGTTGCCGGGCGAACGGACGTTGATCGGCTCGCCATTGGTGTTGCGTTCGCCGAGATAGACTCGGCCTTGGAACGAAGCGTAGTAGGACATGATGGGTTACTCCTTGAGGGTCTTGGCGGTCTTCACCGAGGCATCGGGTGCATCCGGTGCCGGCTCGGGGCGATGGCTGGCCGGTTCGCCGATCCGGTGGTCGGTCAACCAGCGGGCGGTGTGTTCGTCCACGTCGATGACGTGGCCGGCGGGATAGGCCACCCCGGCATGGGTGTGGGTGACCTTGAGTTTTAGCTTGGGCATGTCAGCCTCCTTGAGAGATGTCGGAAACGAGGGTGCGGTAAGTGATGCGGTAGTACGCAGGGATGGCAATGGCCTCGACGTCGGCGTCTTCCGCCTGATAGTCGGCGTCCATCTCGGCGACATTCAGAGCCAGGCCGCTGAGGGTGGCGTCCAGCAACAATGCCGAATGCGCGCGGCAAAGCAGATCGTCAGCGACGGCGTAACCATCGGTCGGATCGCGGGCATGTCCGATGATGCGCAAGACGAGCTCGCGCTCCACGCGGTCATTGCTGCGCTTTACCGGGGCATCGGAAGCGATGCTCACGACGAGTGCCGGCGCCTGTTCGCGAGGGATAGCGGTGACGGGTTGGCGTAGCACTGTGACGGGCGCAATTGCCGCCTGACAGCGCGCTATCACTTCACGAACGACCTGCTCGCGCCTGGATTGGGGCATAGGGACTCCGATACAATGAAACCGATAAAGGGAGATGCCGTTTGGCAACGGAAACCAAAACCAAGAAACACCGCAGCAGTCAGTCAACGCCCGACCACTACGTCCTGCGCGTCGAACTCATGGGTATCCAGCCGTCCATCTGGCGCCGTATCCACCTCGATGGCCGCACGCGGCTCGATGCCCTGCATCACATCCTTCAGGCCGCCATGGGCTGGTCGGATTCCCACCTGCACAAGTTCGAGATTCGCGGCAAGCATTACGGTGTTCCGGATCCCGAGTTCACCGACCCCGGCTGGGAAGTGCTCGACGAGAAGAAGTACCGCCTCAACCAACTGCTGGCCGAGGGAGATACCTGCGACTATCTGTACGACTTCGGCGATAGCTGGATGCACCGCATCACGGTCGAGGCGATCAGGGAGGTCAAACCCACACCCAGCGACGGCGGCTTTGCCTGGGTCGAGGTTGGCGAGCGCGCCTGCCCGCCCGACGATGCGGGTGGTTCAGGCGGCTACCAGGCATTTCTCGATCAGCTTGAGGACGACCCCTACGGCGACGAAACCAAGGCCTTCCAGGAGTGGGCCGGACTGGATTTCGATCCGGAGCGCTTCGACCGTCAGGCCGTGAATGCCACCATCAGTCGCATGCTCTGGAATCGCTGGATCAAGATCGGCCCCTGATCGGCTCACAGCCGAGCCAGACGCGCCCGGCACTCGTTTCCGTCCCGCAAGGCAATCACTTCCCGCACGCGGTAGGACTGGCCTGCGATCTCGACCGTGTCCCCGACGACGAGCAGCAGGCGCCCGGTCGGGAACTCGATCTCATAATCGCGGGAGAGCGCCAGGCCATCGAGCACCGTCTCGTCGGGTGCGCGGAAACCGCACTCGACGATCAGGGTGCCGACCTTGACGGGGGTGAGCAGTCCGGCGCGGGCGGCCGCGTCGTACAGATCAGCCACTCCTACCATCAGGCGCTCGTCAGCTTCACCAGCACACCGGGGCGGTGACACATCGGCAGCGGGTTCGACTGGGTGTGCAGATCCGTGCCGCGCTCGAACTTCCTCGGTTCCTGCTTGGCATAGAGCGGCTGGCCGAGGGTATTGACCGTCTCGTTGAAGTCCGCCGGGGCCAAGTAGGTGCCGAAGGTGTCGACCGTGCCCAGCGGGAAGGCGTGAGCCTCGCCCGGGGCGATGAACTTGCGCACCGTACCGTTGATGTCGCTCGCCTGGCCGCGATACTCCTCGAAGGTGATGCCGCCGAAGGTGAAGCCGGAGCGCACGTCGTTGATCAGGATTGCCCCTTGCTGCCAGTTGGTATAAGCCTCCTTGACCGCCTTATGAGTGGTGAGCGCCCGGAAAAACTGAGGCGAGCAGAGCACGTGCACATCGGTCATGAACTCGCCCTTGAGGTTGTCCTCGATTTCGGCGAGCACGTCGTAGCAGTGGCCCTTGATGTCGCTGTTGGCGTTGGCAAGATCGAAGTTGATTGACGTCTGGGAGAGGCCGAACTCAGTGTAGAGGTCGTAGATGGTGCTGCCGTCGGCATCCAGGATCTGGCCCTTGAGCGCACCCATGCGCAGGTGTTCCAGGGTGATGGCGTGCTTGTTGCGCATGGTTTCCAGGTGACGCGCCATCACACCGGCAATCGCCTCCATCTCGGTTTCGGAGCCGAAGGCACGGATGCCCTGCACCTCCTCGGGTAGCACGACGTCGTCGTGCGGGATGTGGGGTATGACGAAGGAGCGCAAGGTGCGCGTGCCGCGCTCGCCCACGGTGCCCGGCGAACCAGGCGGTTTCGTCGGCAGGAGGTTCAGCCGCCCGGCGTACTCCTCGACGATGATCTGCCGGGTACGTACCGGCTTGGCCGGAAAGAGACCCAGCTGCTCGATGCGGCCGTAGCGGTTGGGGATGAGGTTGATGGCCGTGGTGAGGCTCGCCATCGAGAAGCCGGGGTTGTCGAACGGGTTTTGCATTTTTGGATCTCCAAAAAACGAAACCCGCCGTGTGGCGGGTTTTCGGGGGGATGAGAGGGGCTGCTTACGCTGCGTCGCGCACCAGAATGCCAATCGCCACGAGTTGCGCTTCGGCTGCGGCCTTCTGTGGTGCGGTGATCCCAGCCGGCCAGATCAGGGCGTTGCGCGCGACGATGGCGTGACGGGCCACCGCGATGACGTCGTCCCGATCGATCAGCGTCGCGTCGGTGTCGGTGGCCAGCACGCCCACGGCGGTTTCGGTGCCGTCGGTAGCGGCCGGTGCCAGCGCATACAGTTTGCCGTCGGCAGTCTTCTTGCCAAGCACGGTACCAAGTTGCAGGTTCTGTCCGGCGGCGACCGTCGCGGCGTCGCGGGAATAGAGATTCGGTGCCTCGTACTTCAGGAGGTCGCCGAGGTTCTTGCTCTGGGTGATTGAGGGCATGTCTTACTCCTTGTGGATGAGTTTCTTGACGGCGGCGACCACGGGTGATGCCTCGGGTCGATCGGGGACTTCGGTGCCAGCTTCCGGCGTGATGGTGGAATGGATAGGCGTAGCCTCGGATCGTGCGGCCTTGGCCTCACAAAGCACTCGGCGCACATCCGCTTCACTCTTGCCTTCCGCAATGAAGGCGGCAGCCTTGTCAGGGCAACCGGCGATCAGACACAACTCGGCGATGGCTTGGGCGGATTGGGTAACCTCGCGGCGGGCCTCGGCAACCAGGACGGCTGCCTGATCAACACCGATCATTTCCATTTGGGTTTCTTCGAGAGACATGTCGTCCTCCTGTAGGTGCGTCGCCCCGGGTCGTGCAACTGCCCGAGTCGGGGGCGCCTTGCGGCCTCGGGAGCTGAGGTAAATCGAGAATTCAGTGAGCGTTGCCTCCAGCGTGCCGACGGCATCGGCCAGACCGGCCGTCGTTGCGTTCGGGCCGAAGTAGAGAGCAGCCTCGGTGGCGCGTACCGCCATCTCCGGCAATCCACGCATGGCGGCCACATGACCGACGAAGATGTCGTAGAGGCGGTCGACCTCGGACTGAAGCTCGCCTTTCGCGGTATCGGTGAGCGGCTCGTGGGGAGAGAAGTCGTTCTTGTGCCGGCCCGCCGTGATCGCGGTGTAGCGGTAGCCGTCGTTGGCGTCCTTCACCGACTGATCGATGTGCAGCGCAATCACGCCGATCGAGCCGACACCGCCCGTCTCGGTGACGATGATGCGTTCGGCAGACGATGCGATGGCGTAAGCGGCCGAGAAGGCAGCATCGTTGGCTACCGCCCAGATGGGTTTCACGGCGGCGGCCTCGCGCACGCGGCGGGCCAGTTCGAAGCTACCCGATGCCTCGCCACCCGGCGAATCGACATCCAACAGGATGCCGGTGACACTGGGGTCGGCCAGCGCCGCATCGAGCATCGCGCCGATGTCCTGGTAGCTTGTGAGCCCCGAGGCCGCCTCCAGTCCCAGGGTGCGCTTCACCAGCGTGCCGTGGATCGGGATCACGGCGATGCCGACAGTGCCTTGCATGTTCGGACGGGGTGCGGGTACTGCCGCGAGCAATTCCGTGGCATCAGCAGGGATCGGGCTGTCGATCCCCAATCGTGGACCGAGGGCGGACAGGATCACGTCGAGCTTGGCGCGATGGACGAGCAACGGCGTCCCGAAGATGCGGGAGGCGAGATGTGGCAGCATGAATTACTCCGTGGGTTGTTCGGTTTGTGGAGGCGGCGCGACCGCCGGTGCTTGGTCATGCCGCGGATCGGAATCGAAGACGAGACCCAGTGCATCGGCGCGGGCGTTATCGGTCGCAATCTCCCGGTCGACATCCTCGGCGTCGTAGCCATAGGCCGAGATCGCCTCCGAACGGCTGGTGAGGCCCGCCCGGATGGCGAGCTTCATGGCGTTGAACTCCTTCTGCGGGTCGACCCACTGCCAGCCCTGCGGAATCCACTTGGCGACTTGGTATTCACGCCGACGACGGCTGTAGCCGGGGAGCGTGAGCGAACCTTCGAGCACCGCCTGATCCATCCAGGCCCGCCAGATCGGGCGACACAACTGGTGGACGATCACACCGTGCTGGATCACCTCGCAGCGGCGGCGGAACTCCAGTAGGCCGGCACGGATCGAGGAGTAGTTCACCTGAGTGAGATCGCCGGTGAGCATCTCGTAGGTGATACCCATGGCGGCCGCCACTGCCCGGAACTGCTGGCGCATAAATTCGGCGTAGGAACTGCCGACATCGGCCGGGGCCGAGAACTTGATGTCCTCGCCCGGCTCCAGAATTTGCAGGGTGCCCGGTTCGAGTCCGGCCAGTGCCACTCCATTGGGGTCGGCCAGTCCCTCGCCCATCAGGTTGTCTTCGGGGGCCAGGC